TGACCATGGCAGTCAACGCTAAGTTCGATTCCCTTGTACGTGGTTCCAGCATTGCGGCTTCTATCGTAGAGAGCGTTGACCAGAGGAGTAGGCCCGTTGGAAGATAACGACATTCACCCAGAAGCCCCCATCAAGCAGGCCTGCTTGTTTGAGGGCGTGTTGGCTGCACCTCCTACCAAAGTGACTCACAGGCTGAGGGCAGCAACCGCTGTCCGTCAGCATGAGTGGAACAGGTACATAGGCCTGTGGCAACCACATGAGTTGCCTCTCAAGTCCCTGATTGATAGTGTCCTGCGACGTGGAGTCGGGGTTGAGGTTTACACGATGCTTCCAGTAGGTGCTGATGACGCCATCGACAGGTGGTTGGCTCGCAAGGGAGTGTCCGTGCCTGTTTACCAGTTTGAGGACATCCACGAGATCAGCGAGGAAATGAAGTACCACAGCCCGTCCATGCGGGTACACGTGGCCACAGAGGAACAGGCACACATCTTGGGTATCAGAGCACGGGTTGCGTCTCCCACTAGGGAGTGGGTTCTGTAGTGGCTAGTGCTGAACATCTGTTGATCAGCAAGGTACTGGCAGATGGGTCTCTCTCAGAAGCGATAGCACAGGGGGTACAGTCCGTCCACTTCTCTGGGCCAAACCAACCAATATGGTCTTGGATGCTGGAGTTCTGGCAGGAACACGGGGCTGTCCCCACCCAGAGGGTTATGCAGGCAGAACACCCGTCTGTCACGGTCGGTGATGCCTCTGGAGAGACCCTCAGTCGTCTGGTAGCCGAGGTTATAGAGGGCCATCGCAGCAATACTGTTACTGGCTTGATGACAGAGGCTCTGGTGAGTCTCAAGGACGGGGACACACTAGGGGCTATCCGTCACCTGTCGTCTGGTCTACAGGATGTTTCCGCAGTAACATCACAGTCCAAGGACGTGGACCTGATTAGTGATTGGGAGAACAGGCTCACCAAGTACGCCGACATGCGGGATAGGCCTGATGAGTTGGTAGGCTTGTCCACCGGCTTCCCGGGTCTGGATCGGTTGACAGCGGGCATTCGGCCACAACAGTTGATTACCTTTGTGGGTGAGGCCAAGCGGGGTAAGTCCATGCTTGCGATGGTCATGGCTGTATCCGCTAATACCAACGGGGTGTCCCCCTTGATGGTGTCCTTTGAGATGAGTGCGGAAGAGCAGGCGGCTAGGTACGACTCCTTCGTGGCCAAGGTCTCCCATACTGGACTGATGCGTGGAATGTCTACAAAGGACGAGGTGGCTCGCCTAGACAAGGCTTTGCGTATGAGGAAGAACAGGAGCCCGTTCCATATTGTTGAGGACATTGCGTCCAGTACCACGGTGTCCAGTCTCTCTGCGAAGATCAAGCAGCATGAGCCCGGCATCGTGTTCGTGGACGGTGTCTACATGATGGACGACGAGCACGGGGAACCCAAGGGAAGCCCACAGGCCCTGACCAACATCACCAGATCGCTCAAGCGTCTGGCACAGCAACACAAGGTGCCCATCGTAGTTACCACTCAGGTTCTGGCCTCCAAGTTAAGCAGCCGTACCAGCAGGCGTGTTACCGCTGACGCCATTGGTTACTCTTCCTCGTTCGTGCAGGACTCTGACATAGTCATGTCGGTGGAAAGAGACCCTGACTACGACGACCGTTCTATAGTTAGGGTACTACTGTCCCGTACGTCCCCACACGGTGAGGTCACCATCAAGTGGGACTGGGACACAATGGACTTCTCAGAGATTGGTGACGACGACTACGAGGATGAGGATAGTGACGATTTCAACGACTGGTGATGCCCTAGTGGACGTGCTGTCCAGAATGGGCGTCAACATAACTACCGTAGGGGACTCAGAGATAGGGGGTCACTGCCCGGTACACGTGTACACCACTGGTCGTGAGGACGGTAGCCCCTCTTGGTCAATGAATAGTTCTACCGGTCTGTGGATTTGTTATTCATGTGGAGCACGGGGTAATCTGCCTCATCTGGTGTCTACTCTGACGGGTAGTAGCGACGACATTGCCGAGGTGAACCAGTTCATAATAGAAACAGGACTGGACAGTCTACGTGAGGACGACACTCCAAAGGACAGGCCACCCCCCAAGCCAGACGTGGACGCCTTCAGGAAGTTCACTGAGGTGCCTGAACAGTTGCTAACCCACCGTGGTATTGACCAGTCCACAGCCTACCGTCATGGCATCAGATGGGACCCACAGCCACGCCACTGGATCATTCCTATCATGTCCCATCGGGGTGACCTATGGGGATGGCAAGCCAAGGGTAAGGGTTACTTCAGAAATGTACCTACAGGCGTCACCAAATCCAATACCTTGTTTGGTCTGCACCTGTTCAGAGCGCGCACAGCAGTACTACTGGAGTCTCCTCTGGACGTAGTGCGTATGGCGTCTATTCGGTTGGGCATAGGTGTGCAGGGTCTTGCTACATTCGGAGCATATGTGAGCAAGGAACAGTTGTCTCTAGTGTCTCGTTGGGCTGATACAATAGTAATAGCGCTTGACAACGACGAAGCAGGCATTGAGGCTGCCCAGAGGGTTGCTCGGGACTGTCCGAGACCACGGGGTGGCGTCAACTTCCTGCGCTATGAACATACGAATGCGAAGGACCTTGGCGACATGACGAACGATGAGATAGAAGGTGCTATCACCGGCTCCTCCCCTATCCCTTGGTGGTTGTGATGGGATTCACGGGAGAACTCTATCCTTTCCAAGAGGAAGCGAGAGAGTTGATGAGCGACCGTGGCACGATGATGCTGTGTATGGTCATGGGCTCGGGCAAGACCCCCACCACCATCGCCACTCTGGAGACCCTCGTACAGCAGGACGAGATCAGTAGAGCACTGATAGTAGTACCTGCGTCTTTGAAGTACCAGTGGCTCTCTGAGATAAACAAGTTCTCCACCTCCAGAGCCGTGGTCATCGACGGTGCCCCCAAGGCTAGGGAGGTTCTGTGGCGTGCTGCAATCTCCTGTAAGTACGTAGTGGTCAACGCTGAGTTGCTACAGAATGATACTAAGTATCTTGATCGCATTCGTATTGACGCCATAGTCATTGATGAAGCAACCATGATCAAATCACCCGCTGCCAAGCGATCAAAGTTCTTGAAGAAGGTGGGTAAGAGGGCCCCTTACAGGTTCGCCTTGACCGGTCAGCCTATTGAGAATCGCCCCGAGGAACTGTTCTCCATCATGGAGTTCGTGGACCCGTCTGTACTGGGTAGGTTTGACCTGTTCGACCGCACCTTCATTGTTAGGGACCGCTGGGGCAAGCCCGTCAGGTATAGAAACCTAGATTATCTAAACAATAGTCTCAGTGCTGTGCTGATACGCAAGACCCGTGAGGACATCAAGGACCAGTTACCTGATCTGATTACCAAGGTAGTGCCTGTACCTTTCGACGTGTCTGGGGCCAAGGTGTACCGGCAGATAACCAAGGACCTACTGACAAAGATCAACGATGCCATCGGGAAGGTGGGCCGTGGCTTCGACCTGTGGAGACACTACAACGCCATGGGTAACGAGGCACAAGGGGAGATCATGTCCCGACTTACGGTACTCAGGATGCTCTGCGATAACCCTGATCTAGTTCGTGCCTCCGCTGACCTGTATGCTTCTGGGGGTGGTGAGGGTAGCGCCTACGCTGCTCAGGTGGTGAACGCCGGGTGGCTACACTCAGTTACTAAGTCCCCGAAGTTGGATGCCGTGGTGGAGTACGTGAGGGACATCTTGGAAGAGGACAAGCGTAACAAAGTAGTTGTATTCTCATTCTTTAGACAGAACCTAAGGTTGTTGGACGAGGCCCTCTCAAAGTTCACCACCTGCACTAAGTTCATGGGGGGCATGTCGTCCCATGATAAGGAGCAGTCTAAGACTAAGTTCGCTGAAGATCCAAACACTAGGGTCTTCCTGTCATCTGACGCTGGGGGCTACGGGGTTGACCTCCCGATGGCGAACCATCTGATAAGTTATGACCTACCGTGGTCGGCAGGTAAGTTGGATCAACGCGAGTCACGCATCATCAGGCTGTCCTCTGAGTTCCCGCACGTTACGGTGACTTCGTTTGTGATGAAGGGCAGCATCGAAGAGCGTCAGTACGATATGCTCCAAGAGAAGCGCTTGATCAACCGCGCCTTCATCGACAAGGGCTATGATGCTCAAGGTAGGTACGAGATAACTCTGGGATCGCTGTCCGACTTTTTACATACATCGGAGGTATGATGGACGACTGTGAGTGGACCGAGCATGATGACACTGCATTCAATCTGCGGCTTGTGCAGGAGTACAAGGCTGCCAAGAAGATGGCCGATTCGTCCAAGAAGCGGGCCGACGGACTAAAGTCTCAACTGATCGAACTTGTGGACGAGCATGGGTACGAGGGAGAGAATGGACACCGCTGGTATGAAGTGGGGGAGCACAAACTCAAGCGTGAGCGTAGGGTCAGCACCACTTTCGACTTAGAGGCCTGCGAGATATGGGCCAAGGAGCAGGGCCTTTGGGATAAGGTCAGCGAGGTGGTGGAGGTCCTTGTGGAGGACAAGGTCCTTGGGCTAGCATGGGACCATCCTGACATGAGGGACACGGTGAACGGGTTCTACACAGAGCGAGAGACATGGGCATTTAAGGCATGAGTGCGAAGGAATACTTCCATGACCTTATGAACAGGGACCACTCCCACCTAACTGACGACGACGACGCAGGTAAGTTGTCTGACATTCCTGATTATCCGGGTGGGACCCCTCCTAAGAATCGGGAAGATAGCCCTAGACCGGAGACAGCCCTCCTTGGAGAGGAAGACTTACGACGTGGCAAGGTGTACAGGGTGGCAGGAGAACTTAGGACGTTCTACCCCATTGGAGAACTAGCCAAGGTTCTAGGCAGGAAGCCAGTAACCATTCGCATGTGGGAACGCAATGGGTGGATACCACAGGCCAACTACCGTACACCCCCTCCCCGTGGGGAACAGTTGTCAGGCGAGCCCAAGGGTCGTCGCCTGTACAGCCGGGAGCAAGTAGAGTTCTTGCTTTTGGCGGTTGAGGCGTATAACCTCAACATCAGTAAGAAGGCCGACTGGGTCGGCTTTAAGGAACACACCGCCAGCAACTGGCCGGTGTAACGACAGAGAAGAGATACGATATGCCGTTGGATTACGAAGTACCTGAAACGACCGCAGAAGCGGAACCGGAGACTCGCAAGATCATCCGGTCAGGGTGGGGTGCTGTGGACACGATCAAGCAGGAGGACGCAAACTACGCCGTTCGCCTCAAGACCGGGCCAGAGCCTGTCCTCATCAAGTTCCTTCAGGATGCTCCCTACGCATCGTGGAGGCAGCACTGGGTCAATCGGACTGGTCAGAAGTCTTTCGTGTGCCGAGAAGGCATGGACGACCGTGGGTGTCCACTGTGCGACGCAGGCAATCGCCCACGTCCGCTGTTCGCCTTCAACGTGCTCCTTCTGGAGCGTGGTGAGGAGCCAGTACTCAGGTCATACGAGGCCGGTACCCGGGTCATCGCCACGTTGAGGAACTTCAACGAGGACGACCGGCAGGGTCCCCTGTCCAAGCATTACTGGGCCGTCAGTCGCTCAGGTACTGGCCCACAGACCCAGTACAACCACCTGCTAATCAAGGCACGAGACCTTTCAGACGAGTGGGGTATGGAGGAGTTGTCTGAGGACTCTCTGGAGCGCTTCCTGACCAAGTCTTATGACGCTGACATCATCCGA